ACTAGAAAGCTGACCAGTTGATAGAGAGGTTCTATTTGAATCATACTTAAATAGAACATCTAAATAAATGTAAGTAAAATCTGGATCGATAATAACCGGTTCAATACCAATGACACGCTTCGCTTCGAGTTCTTTAAGAAGATATGTCTTATCTAAATCTGTTAATGTAGGAGCATTAAATGGTTTAATCGATGCGTATACTTTACCATACTGAGGAGGATCATTATCTTCTCCTCCCCACACTGATACTGTTTCAATGTTATTTAAAATCTGGCTAATTAAAGTTTTATAATCACCTGAAGTAACAGCTCTATTTTGAGTTATAAACGATAGCGGTGCATTTTGACGAATACTTTCGATATCTTCTTTTTCACTGCCGTTAGTTGCTCCAGATAAGGTGACAATAGTAGGTGAAACTGAACCTGGACTTGCCCAAGTAAATGCGTTAGCACCATTACCGTTTTTCCCCTGAGTACTTAAATATCTAATTTTAATCACACTAAGAGAAGCTGGCTTTTTACCAAAGACATCGTCTCCAAATTGAATTTCGTAATTGCCATTATAATTCTCGTGCATAAAATATGCAGCAGTTGCTGGACCAACATTTGAGAGGCTTTCGAATAGCGCATATGATTCTACAGCTGTAGAATATTGATTGTCATATACCTCAACGGTCATATGGTTTAAATCAATAGAAGAATCTTCGATAATATATTTTTGATCAATATTACCAGACTCAACTACAAAAGAGATCTCTTTCATTTTTCCCTGATATACAGTTATTTTGTTAAATACATATAGTGATTTAATTTCGTCAAGAGTTACGGTATAATCATCAACCGTTATAAAGGTATATGTTACACCATCTACTGCACACGTGAGAGTTTGTCCCTTATAAAGTGTAAATGTAGAAAGGTTACGATTAGCAGATGAAGCAAACGATAACGAAATTGTTGCCATTGCGGCTGACTTACTTCTTGGTGTGTATCCTAAAAGCTTTGCGCGTGATACAACATTAGATCTAATTTGTGCAGAATCAATAAATGATTCATTCATGGCATTATGCGCTACAACTGCATTATAATGTGTGTTATATGCGAGTATGTCTAATAGCTGATTAAGGCCAGAACCCTCAAAATCCCAATCGCTATATTCAGCATCAGGCTTGTTTCTAAAATAATCTTTAAGATTCGCTTTGATTTGATCAAAGTCTAGTTCTGTAACATTAAGTTGTTTCATTATCGTAAGCGTTGTAGGTAAAAATTAATTTCCTCTCTTTTTGGAGAAAATATAACATTAAAGCCAATTGTTATATCATATGCGTTTCTATCTGAATTATCTGTTACCTGAACGCTGTGTCCGCTTGTTCGAGGCTCATATTTTTTTAAAACATACAGTATTTCTTCTTTAATCGCGTTTGAAGTAAAGGTGTCAGCAGGCTCAAATAATAAGGCAGTTACATTCGAACCGATATCAGGATGAAATGGTCTTTCGTTAAAGTTTGTTAGAATTAAATTCTTAACCGCTCGTCGCACTGCGTCTAAATCCTTTATGCCTGCTATATCTTTTTTTCCTGGATGGATACCAGTAAAAAACATTGGAAAGTCTTTATACAATGTTTGCATTGCGACCTTTCCAGTAGCTGGATTAATATCTGATAGCGCTCTCGACATATAGTCTATTTATACTAATTAAGGAAGATATTCGGTGCAGTAGTTGTTTGATTTCCACCGTATGCTTCTGTACAAGCTTGACCAGTTGATTGATAAAGAGTCTTTCCGATTTTTTCTGTAGCTGCTCCAGTAATATCAATTTCCTGATCGAGCTTCACTTTATGTACGTGTTTACCACCGATATGTTCAGTCTTATTACCGGTCACTTGGACATTCCAATCACCTATAATTCTAGTATTGCATCCTCCATCAATTGTAAGATTGCATCCACCTTCGATATACACATTCTCTCCTTTAGCAACAACCCTATAGTTTTTGCCGACAATCACCTCTGTTTTATCACCTATTGGAGTAACTTCAGTGTATGTTCCAGTGCGGTGAATAGTAGATATTCTTTCTTTTCCAGGAGTTACATCGAATTCAACAATGTGGCCAGCTTCATCTGCATCGTCTGCTCTTTCATAGGCAATCACGTGATTCTGTGGGTACGTTGGAGTCATTACATCGTCGATCGCTGGAAATTTCCATATTGCTGGTGAAGCACCAGTTTTAGGAGCTGTTGTTGACATCGCAGCCGCAGCAATAGTTATTTTTGGATCGTAATCTTTCCTTAGCAGATCCTTCTTTGTATAACTAAATCCTTTTTTATATTTTTCTTCTTTGACCTGTGCAGAGACTGGTGTGTCAGGAGTATTAAGCTTATTCTCGCTTGGATACCTCTCGGATGGATCAGTAAATCCTGATTGATAATCAACTGCAGACGTTATCGATGGGATAGATCCCATAATAACAGGATCTTGGGCATTAATGCCATCTCGAAAGAAACCAATAACCCATGTTCCTCGTAATAGACCTGTTGCAGATTGACCTACACCTGACATCGATGCTGATGTAACAGGTAACATCGTCATTGCCCATGGCAAATCTTCAGTAGGTATACCTTTTTCTGTTGTTTTGTCTGCATTGTGATATCCGTAACATCTTACACGATATCTACCCATTTCCATTGGATCATCAATGTCTTCGATCACACCTGTGAACCATGCAAATCCACCACCATTATTAATAAAATTTTCTGGGTTCATGATTTATTTATACTTCAATTCCAAATGAGTCTTTCTTTACCCGTACCTCTGAGAAATATTCACCATCCTCAAACATGTGAGTTACCGAAGTGATTAAGTGTCTTCCAGATAGGTGTTTATCCCATAAATCTCGAGCACTCGTTGGTTTATTTGCCATATTTGCCAATAGCTCTTTCATTATTGCAGGATCTACAGCTTTTGGAAATTTCAAGTTAACAACTGTTCCAGGATTTAAATCAAAATCACCAAAGAGTTTTATATCATGAGACACTGACTCTAATGCTTCTTCAATTGCACGAGTTTTACCCTTAGTCTCTTCTTTTAATTTATTATAATTTGAATCTTCTTCTCCGTATGATAAGTTATTAACTGATGTATGTTCAAGATGAGACTTCGGCATTAAGTTTAATTTTTCTCCGTTTACATCGAACTGAGTTGATAGCGGAGTCTTTTGATTCAATGTTAGACTTTGATTAAAATCCTTATCATAGTTATAATCATATTTAGTGTATGTCTTATATGAATAATCTAAATAGTTATTTTCTGATGCCCATCCTCCATTTGCACCCTGATAAACTTTTCCAAGCTTAAGGTTCGAAGCAACATCAAGAATACGAGAAACTCTTTGATCATAATCTTCTTCACTATACGGCTCAAAGCTAAATTCTCTTGTATCAGTATACGTATGATATTCTTTTGCAGTCATCAAATTGTGCAAAGAAGATAAACGAATCTTATTATCTAGTGAATGATAAAGAAAAAACGGAGAGAAAGTTTCATCATATGTCTTTTTACGTAACCATTCAACAGCCTCAAGAGGTGTTTGCCATCGTATGATTCCCTTCATTCTTGATGTTACTGTACCATTTACTTCAAAATCAGCAAATCCAAGATCTTCTGTAATAATCTTTTTAATTTCTTGGTCAGTCGTATTAGTAAATGATCTCGATATTTTAGAAAGTCGAGAATAGTATGCATGATCTGATACACAAGCAATGTTATAAACATTTGTATGTTCTGCTACCGCACTCGCATAAAGCGGATATTCAGTAACAATGAAATCTAAATTGATTTTTTTAGCTTTCGTTTTACCGTTGCTATTAGGCTTAGTTGATACAACTATTTTTATTTTTTCTTGACCAATAAGCGGTGTACTTTCAAAGAAATTTGCAGTATCTTTTATGCCTATCTGAGCAAGTATGTTTGGAGAATAAAGAGATTCAGTTAAAGTGAGTTTAACAGTAATGTTTTCTATATTATATTCTTTACCATCATGAGTAGTCAATACAATTTTATCAATATTGTATGATCCTGGGGTTAATGACACCTTTGCCCCAAAATTTGTTCGTTGATTTCCCATTTACTTTAGTAATTTTTCCTGATACAATTCAACGAATTCATCAATATGCTCTGGTCGTATTACTCGAATTTTCCTTGCTTCAAAGGTTTTTTCGGAAAGATCTTCTTGAATTGATACAAATTTTGCTTGTTCGCTATAGTATGCTTCAACAAAACTTGGTATGTATTTTCTTTGACGACTAATTGAATTATACTGTGATATTTCGCTTTGTTCAAATCCGTCTGTTCTTACAGATGGAACATTGATATCAGTATCTCCTCTAAAAAAGTTATTTGGCAATACAACATCATCTTCGCTAAATACTTTCGAGTATGCATCAAACGCGGTTGATCTATCACCTTCATTTTCATTATCAAGGAAATATGATGGAGCGTTATATGAATTTTGAAAGAAACGATGAGAGACAAATGTAATTTTCTGAAAATATCTATCTAAGAAGAAATTATAGTATGCGTCGCTTTCTGCAGCGTAATTTACTATAGATGGATCTTTTAGGAATGCATAATAAACAGTAGTTTGATTTAATCTGGTCCATTTAAGAGCAGATTTTGCCCATAAAGCTTTCTGATCTTCGAACTGTGTATACTCTAGACCATCTACGTATGGATTATCGTTGTATACTATTCTCCAAGTATTATTATTAGAGAATTTTCCTAAATTGGCAATGTTATAAACCCAAAGCTGAAATCTTTGATCATCGAATCGAAGTATTTCTGATTCAATCTTTGTACCATTAGGTTCATCAGCTAAACCACGTATTTTTATATTTCCTGTACTTAAATCTAATCCACCAAAATAGTTTACCATTTCAAAACTATTTTCGTATTTACGTGCAACCGGATATTGTCGAGGAATAAAAACAAGAGTAGAATAATCTCCATAATCTTGTTCAAGCATTGACTCAAATTGACGATACGATTTTGGCCAATCATTTAATCCATTTTTAAGATCATCGTTTAAAACGAAGAATGTCCAATAGTAATCTGGTGTACCGTACAATCGATTAGATACAACGTCAGGCCTTTCTCCTTCTAATATCTCATACCATGTATAAGTTGTTATATCATCAATGAGGTGTTCTTTTACATCAACATGACGAAACATATCAGTGAGATCGGTTTTAACACCATCTGCATTAATATCGTATTTTATTTTAGGAAACTGTGAGAAGAATGACATAATTAACCTCCTTTAGTTGGTGCAGGATTTGGTTGTTCAAGCTTGGTAACAACTAAAGGACGGCCATTTTCATCAATTCCTCTATTGCCAAGTTGATCATTTTCCATTTGTTCGATATCGTGTCTATTTAATGCTCGTGTTTCTTGGAATTGTATTTCTAAATCAACTTCAAGTGGAGCATTGTCTGTAAAATACACATTACCAGTAGCATTAAAGTTTGTATTAACACTCGTGCAATATGCAGAATATATACGAGGAATAAAGATATTTTCTGTACCAGAATCCATATTCATAAATTTGACTGTCCAGACTGGAGGATACTCAAGCGTAATAGTGTTATTTTCTCCTCCTCTCGAGGCATAAAGAAAATGTCTAAATTTTGATTGAATTTGGCGAATAAGATCTGATTCTCCTGGAGAACGTGCAACCATCTTAAATGTAAACGTAAACTGTCTTATTCCGTTTTTAGTAAAGGTAGTATTCGTATTAGGGTTATTAACTTGTTGAGTAGCTAATGAAATAGAATCTGAGTATTTATCTGGTAAAAGTTTAGATCCTAAAGATTTAGCCTGTTCCTTATTTAAACTTTTTATTTGTCCAAGTATATTGCCAACTCCTGCTGAGCCAGAAACTGCATCAAGTCCAGCAGCCAATAATCCAATATCTGATTGACCGTACTCTCCGCTATCATCAAATGATATATTTCCAGGGGAAGGAAACCAGATAGGATGCCTATGCACCTCTCCGGATAATTTTCTTTCGTGAGCAGTAAATACCATACACGGGCGAGTGAGATCGCCTCTCATTTCTGGAGGATAAATAAGAGGAGCAATGCTTGAAATAGTAGTAGGTTCAGCTTGAGATCCTTCTTGAACCACCTCCTTAACTCTACCTAAGCGCTTTTCAAAATAATTAATAGCCATACAAATCTATTTATAATAAAAATATGACATACAAGGGAAGATATACTGTAAAGAATCCAGACAAATACGATGGTGATCCTACGAATGTAGTATTCAGATCGTTGTGGGAAAGACAAGTTTTCAAATTTATGGATATGAATCCTGATGTAATTAAGTGGCAATCAGAAGAAACCATTATTCCATACCGTTGTAAGACTGACAATAAAATCCATAGGTACTTTATGGATGTTAAAATGGTTACAAAGGATAAGACGTACCTAATCGAGATTAAACCAAAAAAACAAACTGAAGCGCCAAAAGAACCAAAGAGAAAGACAAAAAGATATATTACTGAGGTAATGTCCTACATAAAAAATACCTCAAAGTGGGAAACTGCTGAAGCATACTGTGCTGATAGAGGATGGGAGTTTGTAATATGGACAGAAATCGAACTTGCAAGACTTGGAATTAAACTCCTTGGTGCAAAGAAGCCAAAGAAATAGTATAAATAGAGGTATGGCATCTCTCTTTGATAAAATACAGGCAGCAGCTTTTAGAGCTGATGTAAAACGTGGAACCAAACAATCTCTGAAA